TTAAATTTAAAAGCCTTCACTAAAAACTACAAACTGCAAACTTAATACTCAAAAAGAGGCTGTCGCACATGCGACAGCCTCTTTTAATGGCATAGGTTTGACGAAAATATCTTGAAAAAATATTAACGTTTCGAGAACTGGGATTTGAGGCAGGAAGCGGCCTGCCAGCATTTTTGTATATTGCGCGTCTATTACAATGCCAACAGAAAACGAATGTTCTCGAATGTATTTTGTGTTGTGAGGATGGAGAGGACAGCTCATTTCGAGCTGTCCTTTTTGAGCTTCTTTTTTAGCGCATCTGCTTTTTCTTGCCGGTCTGCAAAGTATCGCTGTTCCGCTGCTTTTCTGGCCGCTTTAGCGTCATCCAATTTGTCAAAAAATCCTAAATGAATCTGCTTTCGGCCAACACTTATATAAGCCCGGTATTGGCCATTTCTAAAGACAGACACTCCAGGAACTCCAGTACTGTTATTCCTGTTAATTTCCCGCCCAAATCCGGCGTATTTAAGAGCTACGTGTTCCCGGTGTACTTTAGCCGTCAATTCGCGTCCGTCTTCAAGCACCAGGCTGTCTCCTTCTTTTCTTTTGCATCCACATGAAAGAGATTTGCCCTGGAGCAAATTATAAACGTAAATCACTTTTTCTTTACCGCAAATACAGCGGCATCGTACATAATCATGCCGGGTAGCATCTGGTGGCTCGATAACGGTCCAGTAGCCAAATTTAGTCCCAATTCTTATGTCGCTCTTTCTCATAAGCCAAGGCTTTCCACGAGTACCAGGCGCTGACCAGCTGTCAATGCTTCGATTTTTCCCGACAGCTGCTTCCGATTATCATCGGATCCGGTGGTTGCATCAAGCACGTCAAGATGCAGGCCACGGATTTTGCGGCGGTCGATAACGGCTCCGCACAGCACTTCACCCATGATTGCCAATTCTGTTTCTGTCAATTCCGGGGGTGTGTCTAAATCAAGCATGATTTGATACCTTTCAACAATTTCACCCAGACGGCGGGAAAAGCCGCTGGTGCGGCGGCTGTCTCCGCGTGTTTCATCGGCGAGCCGTCCCAACGGTTCTGACATATAAATAGTACGTTTCATAACTTCAACCTCCTGTTTAAAAAAGGCGGCCATTTCTGACCGCCTATCTAATTTCACCATTCATCAATGCTATCTGCGTATTCTTCGACCCAAGTGCCGGAAAAAATATCCCGTAGGCTAGAAAAATCAAGTTCGTCCCAGTACGTATCGTGGGATGAACAGTAGTCGTTGATGATGTCTGTGACGTCTTCAGCGACGTCTTCAAATAAGACATCATCATCCTCTCCGGATTCTTCGATTTCCTGGAGAGCTGCTAACCGGTGGCTTCCGGTTACAAGGCCCATATTCGTGTACAGAATCGGGGCGCCTTTCCAGCCGTTTGACAAGATAGATTTTTTTAACGCTTCTACCTTGTCATGATTTACATCATTGACCGTAGGTAGCGAGCTTATTTCGAAATATGTAGCCATAATTTTCCTCCTTGCGGCCTTCCCTGTCGGGTGCCGACTCAAGATTTATTTTGGAAGGTCTTGTTTTCCCCTTCCTTGATTATATTATAACATATATACGTAGAAAGTCAATAGTTTTATACGTATAAAATAAGAAAAATAGCCCCCGGCCACGCTCGTGACCAGGGGGTTGTTACATAATGCGATATTATTTTGTCAAATAGCCGACAGCTAAGGCCCCGGCTACGACGGCCCAGGTATCCCGCTGTCTCTTTGCGGTTGCGGTTTTATGCGCTTCTTTATTGATTTGCTCGCTCAACGTCGTTAAAGACTCGCTCTGCTGCGTCAATCGCGTCTGCGTCTGATTGATTGAGGCCCGAGAGTTTTCCAGCTGAGTCTGCGAGATCGTCAGCTGCTCTTTGAGCGTTTTGATTTGCGTCTGCTGCGTCTTGATTAGCTGCTCGCGCTCGATCGAGTTCCGTTTGAGCGTCTCTATTGAGCTCTTGAGCGTTTCGTATTGTTGCACGGACATTGTCACGGTCGGACCGGTCCAGGTTGTCGTAGTGCTGGCACAAAAGCCAGCCGCCGGCACTAGCGAGAAGAATAAACAGCAAGCACAGGATAATAAGGACTTTCGGATTTTTGGCAATCTTATCAACCTCCTCTTTTAGATGCGGAAGATACAAGTGAATCACCTCCTGTTAGTCGTCGAAAAGGTTATCTGCATACATATAGTCGCCATCGATGAGTCGGCCACAAATCTGCAGCTTGTCAGTATCCTGCCAGACAAAAGCTTTAATGTCGTCGACGTCGCCCCATTCCGCGTTCCAGACTGAGCAGTTTAAGGCGCGCCAATCAATCGGCGTGGACCCGCCGTTGCCCCATCTGTCGGATACGCGGTCTTCCAGCCAGCCGTAGGATGCATAGACGCCCGTTCCCAGGCCAATATTGTCAATCCATGCCTGACACTGGGCTGTCGCTGTTTCGCCGGTGAAATCATAGCTATTTCTTTCTTTCCAATGGTCAGCGTCTTCCAAATCAAAGAATACCGGCAGTTCCAGCAGGACGCCCGTGTCGGCAATGATAGCCGCGCATTTCCGTGCGTGGTCCGCCGTGACGTCCGGAGTCAAGCTGTAATCGTAGTGATAAGCGCCGACTTTAAGGCCGTATTCATGCGCCATCCGGACATTGTGGCGGAACTGTTCGTCTTCGTGCCCGTTACCCCAGGAGCAGCGTACATAGACAAATTTACAACCGCTATCGGCGGCGGCCTGCCAAAAATCGGCGTCTAAGTATCCCTGTGCTTGGGATACGTCAAATCCTCGAATCATATCTCATTTCTCCTTTACTTTTTCCACGCTATTCACCGCTGTGGGCGCGTTTGACGGTTGCGCTGGCATTGTGTATCGTGCGGAATTGAAACGGCTGTCATATCCATATTTTGTCCAGCACGCTTTGCCAAGACCTACAACTGTCGCGATACCACCCCCGACAGCCGTCACGCCGCTCCAGCAACTCATCAATTCAAAGTGCGTCCCCCTTAGCGCGTTGCTCCAATAGCCGAAAAGCCAGCTGAAGAGGACAAGAAACAAAAAGACCATCATAAGGATACTCATGATGATGATTAATTGGAGCCAGTGCTTCTGTCCCCACTGGCCGATGGCCACGATTTTATTTTTCATGGTCTCATCTCCAATCACTGCATACGCGACAATACAGACGTAAGCACTGACGCGAAAATGCCGACAACTGTCACGCTCGTGCCTAGTGTCCAGCAGATGTCGTGTTTCAAATCGTCGATGCGGTGATGTGCGGACTTCCCGGATTCGATAGCCATCACAACGTCACGGTTGAGATTTGTCAGCTGCCGCTCGATTCTTTCAAGCTTTGCTACTAGTTCGCTTTCATTCATCTTACGCCTCGATTCTTTCTTTTAGTGCGTTAATGCGGCTCATCTCTTCTGTAAAGATATTTTCCATACCGATTTCAATTGCCATCTTTCCAATTAATTTGTTTTGCATCTTGATGATTTCACATTGCACATCAATGATTTCAATCTGCGACATAGTCTTCACCAACAATGGTTTTGTATTCATCTGCCGTGATTTTTTCTTTTATGACAGCATTTTTAACCATCGACTTAGTCCACCAGCCCGCTTCGTGCCATTCTTTTATTTTCGCATACCACTTACTCATCGCTTTCGCCTCCTTCTGTCATATTCGTCGTTTCTGCTGTCGTCAGGTCTACGCCGCTCATCATTGCGACATAGGCCGTTTGTGCTACGCTCTGATCGAGCTGAGAGCGCAGGGCTCGGTTTGCTGTTTCCGCTTTCTGTAAGCGCTCTTCCATCGTGATTGCTTTAAACATTTACATCCCTCCATAGATTTCTATAATATTCATGCATCTTTTTGATGACGTTATAATTGTTGCCGTGTACTGCATGGGCGGCCCAGCACCGCAAGCTGGTATCCGCGGTTTCTCGCGGCAATTTGCCGGACTTTGCCAACCGGACCATTTTCTTGAGCTTACGTCGCTCATGATAGATTTTATCTTTGTTTAGGGTGACGAGTATCTTGCCGGACGGCTTGACGCGTATCCGGAAGCCGAGCCACTTAAAGCCACGTGATACGGGCACAACGCGGCATTTCTTCGGGTGCAGCTGTAAGTGTATTCGCGCGAGCTCCTGCTCGATTGCTTTGCGATACTCTGCTGCGTGTTCTTTGCCGTCTGTGATGATGACAAAATCATCCATGTACCGCGCATAAAATCTTACGCGCAGCTGCTCTTTGATAAAGTGGTCCAGGTCATCAAGTACGGCAAGCTCGATGTACTGCGCTACGTCCGAGCCAAGACCGATGCCGACACCTCCTGGGAAACTGTCAATGATCTGCTCGACAAGTCGGCACGCCCAGTCATCGCGTACGCGCTTACGGACGGCGGCTTTGGCCACATTGTGCCGTGTACTGCCGAAGAAGTTCTTGATGTCATACGTGTATGCATAGACATTATCGCCGTAAAGACGGTGCGCCTTTTCGAGCATTATCTTAATACGACGAATTGAAAAGTCAGGTCCTTTCCCAGCCTGGCCCGCCGCGTTGTCATAGATAAAATGGCGCGTCAATTCAGATGCCAAGTAGTTATGTAAAAGTGACCGCTGGACTTGCCTATCGCGGAATCGCATAGCCACGACGTTCCGCTCCTTCGGCTCGTACACTTTAAATTCAATCTGCCTGCCGAGCTTATACGTGCCAACCAGAATCTCCTGCCGCAATTTCTCGGTATTTGTAAGCCCGTTTTGCAGGTACTTGATGACGCTCGCTTTCCAGCGCACGCCGTTCGCACAGTGTTGCATCGCATCATAGAGATTTCCGAAGCCTGTAACGACTTCCTTTGCTGTTTTACTCATAGTAGTAGCCGCGCGGATAGCGGGGCCAGCGTAAGCTGCCCGCGTCGCGGCATCTTGTTTGCCTCCTTTTGGAGGACGGGCTTCGCGCTCCTTGCATCGGCTCTGATTTCGCGGTTGCTACTTTATCCGGCCTATGTAATCCGGGGCGACACCGTTCAAGTTGTACGCGTTGTTGTTCCACCAAGTGCGCCCGCCATCGGTGACGTTGCGCACGTTGTACGCATTATCGCAGTTCGGCGACCCTACAGCGCTCAGCCCATATCCGTGTACTTTTTATATTTCTCTGTGTCGGATTTCTTCCATGCGAGAAGTAGTGATTTGACTTTATCGAGCTGCGCCGTCCACGTCGCGATATTGATGCGCTTCTTCGGCTTGCCTGTCGTGTCGATATGGCGCAGGCCGCTGAGAAGCTTAAAAGCGGTATCCATCGCCGCGCTCAGCGCTGCGACATCCGCGATAGCTTCTTGTTGATACGTGCGTCGGAGTATCGCGCTCTCATGGTCATTGACGTAAACCGAGTTTGCGTTTGCGATATGCATCTTTGCCCGCACTGCTGACTCGATAATCTGTTGCGTCAGGCACCAGCGGTAGCGCTTCGGAAAGCGACTCTCATCAGTGCAGATCAGTATCGTGTAACACGCAAGCGTATCTGCTTCGATAAGCACGCTGAGCGGCGTTGTTGTGCGCTTTGATTTCGGTATAGCCATTTCTCTTCTCCCCTATCCATCCGCCGCCGAGGGGCGGCGGATTCTTCGATTATTCGATGCGGCAAGCCGGGGCGACACCGTTCAAGCCGCACGCGTAGAAGCCCAACCAAGTGCGCCCGCCATCGGCGACGTAGCGCACGTAGTACGCAGAACCGCAGTTCGGCGACCGTTCCCACCAGGACCATTCCGTTGATGTCCCCTGTTTGTACTTGCGACGATTATCATCTTGTTCGACATTTGTGCCGGTCTTGCCGTCGCGGCGGAATTTCGTGTAGTAGTCCCAGACGACTGTATCTTCGATGTCTTGTACAGCTGAGCCCGGGGTGCTGTAGAAGTTGTCGCCGCCGTTGAGGTTGACCATTGCCGGCAAGAAGAAGTAGTCCTGCGTCGTTTCGTGACCGCCGGCATCACTGATTTTATTGATGTCCGTGATGAGGTTCGACTTTGCGACGACGGCAAGGAAATCGGCGTCGAGGTCATTCATAAAGCCCGCCCACGTCGCGTAATGCTCTGGGCGGTCGAAATCATTACGCGGGCTCCACCATGCGCCAGCACCCGCTTTGCTGTTGAGCCACTGCCTGAGTCCAGACTGGCTCCAGCGGTTGTAGCCGTAGCAGATGTGCTGTGCATGATTGACTGTACCTAGCGTCGCAAGGTCCGTGCCATTGGTTCCCTCTGTAAGCGTGACGGTCTCAAGCGCTGTCGTGTCCGCCGGCGTCGAGTAAGTCGCGATGCCGAGCGGCGCAATGCTCGTATCCCAGTCCATGCCTTTTGCGAAGTTGATCTGACCACCGGCCGGCACGGCTTTTGTCGTCGTAAACTGCCAGTTCTTTGTCCATCCGGATTTGCTAGAGTCTGTCCAATTCGTGTCCGTGATGCCAGACGTGACCGTTGTAAAGTGATATGTGCCAGCTGGCAGCTCCGTTTTTGTGCGGAAAATTGCTTCACGGGAGTCAAATTCCATTGTATCCATCGGAAGGCAGTCGTGCGTCTGCAAGATGACGTAGTTGCCGCCCGTCTCCTCAACATCGCCGATATGCACGATGTCCCACGTCAGCGGCGTGTCGCCTTTCTTGCACTGTAGCTGGTCGCCTACGCCGTAGTACGTGCGGATGCCGCCGGCACGGCAGAGATTGCGGAATCCTTCCCATGACCTTACTGCCGATTCTCCGGCTGTTTTAAAATGATTCCTAAAAATATCGTTTTGCGATTCGATGGCCGCGGCGATGCGCGTGTAGTCTTCACGCCGCGGAAAATTTACAATGTCTGTTGCCATGTTTCATCCTCCTTATTGGGTTGTAATGACGAGGTCCAGACCGCCGTCTTCGGTGTTGATTGCAAGCTGTACGCTGTCTGTGATAGCCAGTATTTCTTTTTCTTTGATGGCGTTCGCAGTCGCTTCGGCTTGCTGGGCATATGTCTGGGCCGCGTTCTTTGCGTCTACTGCCGCGCTGGATGCGGCTTTCGTGTCGGCCAGGTTGGTTTGTAGCTGGTCGGCTACGCCCTGGTCCCATACAGTAGCGATGTCTTCATACTTGGTATCGCTGTCTCCGGTGTTTACTTTTACACTCGTTTTGCCGTCCGGCTTTTTGACAAAGAGTAGCTCACCGGGGCGGATGGCCGGGTTGTATTTCTCCCATTCCGCCGCTGTCGCGATAGAGTGCTGGATACGGGAGTATCCGCCTTTTGTTGTTGTGGTTGTGTCTGCCATATCGTCACCTCCTTTACATGACAGCAGGGCCAGCGCCTACTATAAAATGTCCGTTGCTCATTTCTTCAGGTGGCGGGCCGATGATGTCAAAAAGCATAGCATTGTACGCCGCTTCTACGGCTTCTTTTACACCAGCAATGTCATCTTTGTCTTGTGTGGCTATATCCGCCAGGGCTTTTGCATCGGTAGCGGACTGTTTGGCCTGTGCCGCAGAGTCAGCTGATTCGCTCAGACTGGGTACAGGGACAGAGAAAATATTGCCGTTAATGTCGGTCATGACCAGGTTATTTTCTGAGTCGGTCGTGACAGATACAATCGTTCCCCGGATCCATTTATTGACCCAGTCATCTTCCGTGCCCGTGTAACCATGCTGTACAGCAATGTCATAAGCGCTGTAGCCTTGCGGGCCTCGGCTGCTCAGTTTAGCTTTTAGTATTGCCATCTTATCACCTCGTTACGTCTGCGATGACCCGAAAAATACCCGGCCCAACAGTCTGTACCCAGCCGTCCTGGGTCCGGACCTCGATGTCCCAGACATAGTCCCCGGCCTCCAAATCGGCCGTCAGGTCAGGTGTTAGCGACACGACGCCGTTTTGGACGTGGGCCTGGAAGACATACCCGGCATCGGTGATTTTTTTCTTGACGCTAAAAACGGCAGTATAAGGTCCGATGTCCGAGCCATCTTCCTGCGTCAGATTTACGTCAAAACTGTCCGTATCTCCACGGATATGATAGATGCTTGTGCCGATTATTTTCAGCATTTATTTCACCCTTTCTTGCAAATCGTCCAGCCGGTGATGAGCGGATGCGGCCACCATCGGAGACCCGCGCACGCAGTACGCATAATCGCAGTGCGGCTACCGCTCCCACCAGCCCCACTCAGTCGAGGTCCCCTGCTTGTATCTGCCATGCCCCTTCCCCTCCTTTAGCTCGATGCCATGGCTGCCGGCCCTGCGCCTACGATAAAACGCGCGTGATCCATTTCGGACGGCGGCGGCCCGACGATGTCGAAGAGCATCGCCATGTACATTGCCGCGACCGTCTCTTCCGTGGAGACTGCCGACGAGGCGCTTTCTGCCGCTGCGGTCTCCGAGGCCTTGGCCGCGGTCTGGCTGGCGGCGGCTTCCGACGCGCTCGCTTTTGCGCTGTCCGAATAGCCCGCTGCCGCCGTCGTAGATAGTGCCGCATTGGCCGCGCTGTCCGAGGCTTCCGAGGCCCTTTTAGCGGCATTCGTCGCCGAGTCAATCGCGCTGTTTGCTTTATCCTGTACGAGCGACACAAGCTCCTGCGCCGTCTTCGGCAGGGCCAGCTCGATCGTCGCTTTGGTCGTCGTCACGATGCGCAGGATAAAAGTAATCGTCGCGTTGTTGCCGTCTGTCTTACCTGGGATGTAGCCCGCGTTTTCGTCGTAGCAGACACCGTACAGGATTTCCTTGCCCGCGCTGTCGTTCGCGAAGATACCGATTTCCGTCGCATTATATCCGGTCTCGACCGTCTCGCTGGTCAGCGATACCGTGATTTTGCACGTACGGACAGTATCGACATCCTCCGTCGTGATGTCCGTAATCGTCATCGAGTTCTGCGGCGCGACGAGTGCCGACCACGACTCATAGTCTGTAATCGCGTTGACCGAGCCCGAGCCGAGCTGGACGCGCGTCAGTTTGAGCGTCGTCTTCCCGACCTCGACATCGGCCATGAGGGCCGCGCCTGCCGTGGTCAGCGTGTAGCCATTTGCAAAATTTGCCATTTTGTCTCACCCCCCCCCCCTAGGCCGTGCGATACCATGCATCGACGACGGTGGCGAGTGGCATGACCAGCATCCTCACACCTCCACCAGTATTGCCTGATGTAAAGTGGTGCGGGTGGTCGCCATCCCAAGACGTGTGGCCATCCACGCGGTTGCCACGCCAGCATCCGTCACCATAGCCGATTGCCGGCGGATTATCATTGCCCTCGCAGGCATCCCACTGGAAGTCTCTTGGCAGTTCTCCACTTGTCCAATGACGGTGCTTACCAGCTATATCAGTCGTACCACTATGACTGTGAGCCGGCATCTCATCGACTGTAATCTTATGCATATCCTCGCCAACCGTACTGCCAGCTGCAAGCGTTTTTCCCGCATAGCTCCCCGATGCGAGCAGGTACGACCCCTCAATCTTCTTCCATGTGCCACCGAAAGCCGTCGCCGGGTCGTCCCCGCCGATGCAGAGATATACGCTCCCGACGGGGTGTGCCTTGTCGAGTGCCCGCTTTTCCGCGTCGTCCAGCATGGCCTTGGTGACGTATGTGTCGATATTGACAGCAATCGTAATGGTCGAGGCGTTGTCCGCCTTGATGTAGACCGTCGTCAGGATGTTCCGCACGAGCGCCCCGGCCTGTTCGGCGTTCATCACGTCAGGGTTGCTTGCGATGCTCACTGCGAAGGGGATGGTGTCGTTGTTGTTGTATGTCGCATAGACGACCAGCCCGGCCAGCGTGTACGACGTCGCAAGGCCCGTGTTCGTGATATTGAATTGCAGTTTAATCGTCGAGTCGCCCACGACGCCCGAGTAAGTGACCGGGAAGACCTGCTTGACGTCGTCGATGCTCCGCAGGCCGGCGATGTCGCTCTCGGTGTATGTGTGTGACGTCGTTGCGATGCTGGTGATTTTAAACGTGTCGCCTTTGTTCGCGACGGCCTTTGCAAGTAGTGCCCGCCCGATGTCCGTGACGACGAAAGAATTATAGGTTGCCATTAAATGCCTCCAATCGTGAGTGTCAGTGCCTCGGTCATGCTCATCGCCATTCCGATATACAGCGACGATTCCGGGCTGACTTTTTCAAGCGATGCCGGGTAGACTTCGACGGTCTTATGTACCGAGGTCAAAAAGGCGAGCCGCTGTTGGTACCAGTCTTCCTGCTGTTCCGCCAGCATGAGCTTTACACCGCCCGGCCGTATAATCAGCCCTGTGTCGCGAATCAGCATGATTTCGCGCTTAGTGTAAAAGCGCCCGATAGCAACAGACATCTTTGCGTTGCCGATTTCCGACAGTGTGACTTTGTCGTCCGGGAAAATGGTTTTGAGCGCCGTAATCGTGTCCTCCGGGGTCCCAGGCGACGTGTCTTTCAGGATTTTCGCTTTGAGTATCTTTCGGTACAGTGTATCATCGAGGTCGCTCCCGTCGCTCATCCGCCGGGCCTCGTCGACGATACGGCCGATGCCGTCCAGCTGTGCCCCGACGGATGTATCCAGATAGCGGCAATTCTTGACCCTTGTTGCCGCCTCTTCGATTTTATCTAATTCTGCCCCGAGTGCGTCGAGTATTGCATATAGTACGGGTTTCCTGTTAAATTGCGCGATAAGGTGCTCTTCCATCGAGTCGCCGTGTGTCACGATACCGACACCTCGATTCTATCCGTGGAAAAGGCCGCGACCTGCCGCGAATTGATAGCGATATTGTCGGTGCTGTACGTCCCTGCCGTTGTCCCCGTCGTGGCTGTGATGGTAGCACTGCCGATGTCGTCCGACTCGCCATAAATCGCGCTATAGAAGCGTTGCAGGATGACGTCGTCGCCGAGCGCGTATGCTGTGCTGGCCGACAGTACCGCATTGCGGATGTTTTGCAGTGTCGCCTTGGGGATAGCGCCCCCGCCCTTGCTGGTGACGGCAATCTTAATCCACACCTTGACAGATTCCGGGCGGCTGAATTTTACGGTTCGCGTGACACCCTGGCTGTCCTGGATAACGGCCGAGCTGTTGCCGTAGGTATCAATGCCCCCGGCCTTGCGCTTCCAGATGATAGCGGCGATTTTCTCGGCATCCCCGCCGTCGACGACGGCCTCGACACAGTGTGGCGGGCGCCCCATGTCGTCCGTGACGTCTTCGTAATTCTCATCACACGTTACAGCCGTTACGCCTGGCACATCCTCATAAATCGCGGCGGCAATGGCATCCGTCATCGAATCAGCACGCACGTAAAGGGAGCGGCTCCAGCGCTGGCGGAGTTCCGCATCGCTTTCATCGTTCCGCCCGACGGACGTGTCCAATTCATTCCGCACGCTCTTCCAGCCCGGAATCGACGTAATAATCTGCGTGACGCTTACCGGGTCCGGGTTCATCGCGCCCGGCGTCGTGCAGCGGAACGTCATCAATGTTCCCAGTTCGGCCGTTTCGAGCCCCCTCGAAGATACCGACATGCTGCCCGAACCGCTCTTGATGGTCAGTATGTTTCCGTCCATGCTCAGCGTGATGTCAAGCGCCAGCGCGGCGATTTTCGCTTTCAGTGCGCCGAGTACCGTTGCGGCCGTGTCGCCGTCCTTGGCGGTGTAGTTGATATTATTCCCGTCAATCGTGATCTCGTAGTAATTGCCCGTCTTCACGGCCTGCGTAATTGTATACGAGACGCGATAGCACTTACTGGCGGAGATTTCACCTGTTGCGACGCAGGCCCAGGAGACGTTCGAATTTTCCCCCGTGATGAGCGCGCCCGCAGGGATGACTGTGCCGTCGTTCCCGCAGCAGGTCGCCTGTAGGGAGCTGTATTCCCCGGATAGCGGCCGAATGCCTGCCGTGGCCGCAGCGTTGCTGAGGGCTACCCCGCTTGCGGTATTCGGGTACGACGCATTATAGGTATTCTCCAGCTGCTCCCACAAGTCGGCCAGCTCGTAGGAAAAGACGCCGATGATCTGGCCGAAAACGCTGTTGCTCCCCGTCTGGATCGTGATGCCCAGGCGGTTCGAAATGCGTTTCGTCATGTCGGAGATGATTTCCGGCATTCTTTTCCGTCGGAAGCCGGTCTCCGACAGCCCGTATTTAATCTCATCTGCCATAGCCTAGCACCTCCTTCCTTGTGATCAGGCCATAATCCGTCTCGATTTCATAGGAGACGGACAGCGTGCGCAAGACGCGGTTGAATTGCAAGTCTAGCTCCGTACACTTCTTCACGCCCTCGACGCCCTCGATGGCTTCCGTCAGCACCTGTCGGACGTGTGCAATGTTGGGATTCTTCACCAGAATGTATTCGAGATAGGGCACGCCGTCGGCCGTCTTCAAAAACCATTCGCCGCGCCACTCCCGCAGTGTAATCAATACCTGTTGGGCGACCCGTTCCCCATTGTTGACGATCATCAGGTCGCCATTCCGGACGACCAAGTCGCCCGTCTGTACATTCATTGCTAAATCATAGGCCATGTCCATGCCTCCTATTTCGGTGCGCTCGTCGTGCCGCCGCTGTCTCCGGTGTGAGTATGCTTCGTGACGGAAATGCCTTCGACGACCAGGTCGCCGCCGGTTACGGTAATGCCGCCGGCGCTGATGACCATCTTTACGCCGCCGTTGAACAGGCAGACATCAGACGGGCTGGCAGACCGGCATCCCCGGTTATACAGGCCCGGGATACAAATGGCGTCGTTAAGACTATGACACCGTTCGTTGTCACTGTCACCGCCATTCAGGAAGTCGTCCAATTGGGACTCCGAGAAGACCAGCAGACAGCCGTCGCCGCTCCGTAAAGGAACCGTGACGCCGGCCGTGCCGCCGAGGCCGCTGGGAAAAATGACCGGCACATGGTGCACGATGGGAAACGGCAGGTTCCGGCCATCCGGCACCTTGAATTTGCCGACCGGCTGCACGCTGGCCTGGCAGATACTTGCATCATAGTTGATAATCTTCCCCGGCATGGCCGTGTGGATATTGCTGATGCTGCCATCTATCCAGCCGCTGATGATATCCCGTAATTCATTTGGTGACTGCATAAAAAACACCTCCCCTTAACACTGACTGGCTTTGATGATGTATTGCGGGTACTGGTCTCCCATGTCGGTATCGCCGGCATGATACCATCTTTGTTTTTTGAAGCTGTTATGCCACATACCGCCGTTGCCGTCGCATATGCCGACATGCCCTTCGCTGTGGTCGTCGTTATAGAAAACGATGACGTCACCCTTTTCGAGCTGGCTGGGGGCATAAGGGATACAGTTATCCCCGGCGTCGGCACAAAGGCCGTCAACGCCCCACTGGCCGTTATCGTATTCCTGCTTGAGGAACGGCGAATAATAAGACCCGGCTTCCGTGACCCGGTATACGCAACCGTCCGGGATATAGTCGCCCTGGCTGTTGGCCACGGCTTCACACCCGGCGTCGACGTTGGTACTGACTTCGCCGCTTGTCCCGCCATTCCCATAGACGGCCGTGTTGCTGGCCGCATCACTTTCAGGAGACTGGAGCGTGGCGTTCCGGTCTACTAAATCGAGTTCGCTGTTCCATTCGTCGCCGTAGGTATCTCCCGTATGGTGGCCCGACTGGACTTTGAACCAGCCTTCGACGTAACGGGATTCTACCTTGACCAGGTCGCCCGGGTTGAGGGTCGGCGACAGCAGCGTCTTGACTTTCCAGCCCGACGAGGCCGTCGACGGGTCCGTATTCTCGGACTGCTTGCGCTTGCGCTTAGGCGTCGCCGTGTTCGGCTGAGAGTTGGCCTTGGTATGCCATTCCGGGCTCCCGATAAGGCCGCTATCCGGTGCAAAGACCAGCCCTTTGTTGCTGACCGTGCCGCCTTCCTTGATGAGCTGAAGGATTTCGTTCTGGACACTCCATTTGACGCCTGACCCGTAGCAGATGGCATCAAGGGCATCGGCGGCCATACCGACAAAGGAAAACCCATCTTTAAACGTGCCGAACTGGACGCCGTCGCCCCACACGAGGGGCAGGCCCATTTCATCGGCGATGTATTGGATGATGGTATTGCCCGGCGTACCAGGAGCAAAAGACAGGGAAAAGGCCGTATCCCGGATGGCCGTCTGCCCATCGGAGAGCGACAGTTCCGTCGTGACGTCCTTCCCGTCATCTTTCGTCTGGGCACTGATGACCGACCCGACAAAGAGCCGGACGGCGCCGCCGTTATCCTTGTACCCCGCGTAGAACTCGACTTTCGTATCCGGGACGACGATTTTCTTTCTCGTATCGTCTGACAGGTTCCAGATGACGATTTTCCCCTTATTCGTCTGCTTCGACAAATCTTTCGTGATGTCGAACGCCACCCGCAGGGTATTTGCGAATTCCAGCCCGATGTCGGGGAATTTCAGTCTATACTGTCGATTCCAAAGCATTCTTCAATTCCTCCTCCGACATGTAGACCAGTATGGCCCGGCCGCTGACAAAATCTTTCCGACCGATGTCGTCGCCGCCGTCCGTGACGACAGCCATTAATTCACCCCGTGGCAGGCTGCTGATGCGCTTGTATTGGTTGAGTAGCGGGAAATTCGGTACCACCGACAGCCCGCAGGCGATGTCGACGTTCTTGTCGGTACAGATGTCCATAGACCAGTGCTGGGCGTCGTCGTTCCAGTTAAAGCGCAGTTTATACGCCGTCTTGTCGAGTACCGCCGACTCGACGAAGGAATTGGCGTCCATCATAGAAATCGTAATCACCAGAGCACGCCCCCTCCGCCAATGCTGCGCGCAATCGCCGTCTGGGCCATGGCTGCGCTGGCTTCCAGCCCTGTACCGATGTCCCCGAACTGGCTGAGGTCGACGCTGCCTGTGGCGATCTGGGTCCAAATATCTTCATCGGAGGATGCATTCCCGACGGTACTGGGGTCGATGGTCTGGAGCCCCGTACCGATTTCCTCAGTGGCAGCCATACCGCCGTCTTTGCCGGTCTGGCCGGCTTTCCCCTGGGCATCGGCATTACAGCCGTCTTCCGGAATGTCTTCCGTCCGCTGCGTGACCCGGCGCACATGCTGGAATTCCAGCGTCGCTTTATAACAATACCCATCTTCGGAGCGCCTCGGCATGGGGGCGCTGGTCATGACCATGTCCGTATAGATGCCGTCGACGAGTTTGATGGTGACCGGCTCGCCTTTCTTCCAGATGTCCATAATGGCATCCATGACCCGGTTCAAGCTGTGGCGGGAACCGCCTAATACGGCCATGAACCATGTGACCGGCGTCGGCGTGAACAATACCTCAAGAGTCAGCTTCATCGGCTTGCGGATACAATGGTCTGAGATGGAAAAGCCGTCCTCTACGGGGAACTGCGTGACTTCCGACTCGAACGTCGTGACCCGGGAAAGGATGACGTCACATTCGAGCATGTCACCAATCTGAGCCGGTTGTGTCGGCTCCGGGATAACGCTTGTATTGTTTCTCGGCATGAAACTCGAACCACCAGCCAAGCCGCCGGCCAGGCTGGTGCCGATACCGCTGATATTACTACCACTCATAAATGCCATACTGCTCACCTCTTATCCGTACGGCGAGAAATTCGTACCGCTGGCAAATCCAATCGCATCCTGAACCGTGCCAACGCTTAATTGATAATTATTTGTATTAGAGTAACTGTTCCCGGTCGGGATGACTCGGTTCGCGAAACTTTCCAGGGCCGACCCTTCGGCACTAATCTGGCCGCCCATGCCTAAAAAGTCCTTCGCTTTATTGATGAGACCTGCCAGCCCGTCGGCACACCATTGGATGAATTCACCGACCTTCTGCAAGGCCGAGGCTACGGTGTCAATCAAAGCCGCCACGCCACGGAATACATAACCGGCCGTACTGAAAAACATGCCTAACGCCGTCACAATGACGCCGCCAACAACTTCAGCAATCATTTGTAATGGGGGAATCAAAGCTGTAATGAACGGCTGTATCCGTTCCCAAGCGTCGGCCAGGAAGGCAAGGCCCTGTTTCATCATTTCAAGGCCAGGGCTGAATGCAGCCATGACTTCATCCCAGTGATTCTTGACGAAATAGATGGCGGCCGCAATAGCGGCGATGACCGCCACGACAGGCCAGCCAGCTGCGGCAATGAATCCGATGGCCCCGGAGATGGCTCCGAATACGCCGGAGATGACGCCAGCCACGGCGCCGACAACAGTCCCGACAGCGGAAAAAACGCCGGCCATGACGCCGACGGCCCCCGCAATCAGAATGGTTTTCGTGATGAGGTTGTCGATGCCCGTAGCCTCGCCAATCTGGTTAAGCAGATTGTAGACGGTCTTCAAGGCGTCGCCAATAGCAACGATGTATGGATGGGCTTCCTTCGCCTTTTCAAAGGCTGCCATCGAGTCCGCCGTATCTCCCGGGCCCGACATAATCGTGACGATGTCGTTCATCCCCTGGGAAATCTCTTTAAATACCTGGCTCAGACTGGTAGCGATGTCGGAAAACACCCCCGTGCCCTGTTCGATGCGCAGAATGAATATTTTCCACGAGTTGCTGGCCTGGGTCAGGGCTTGGCCAATAGTCAGCGGAATGCCATTGAATTCGGAGTCAATCGCCGCCCCGCTGGCCAGGATGGCGTCGATGACCATATCAGACGTCAATTGCCCCTGTTTGCCCATATCTTTCAAGGCTGCTTGAGGCACGCCGATTGATTCGGCCATGTGCTGCATGAGCAGGCTGGCATTTTCATCGAGGGAGTGGAGTTCGTCGCCTTGCAGGACGCCGGACCCCAATGCCTGGCCTAATTGCAAGATAGAGGCTTTCGCCTGTTCCGTCGTGGCGCCGCCTAACGTAAGGGCCTTAGATACAATATCCGTGGTCCTCATGGCGTCCTCTTGCGACCGCCCCATCTGCTTGCAGGCCCGGGCCGTACTGAAATAGAGGTCGCCCATTTCAGCCAGGGCACTGCGGTTATTCTGGGACAACTCATACAGCTGCGTTTCCACGCCACGCCGTTCTTCTTCGCTCGACGTGACGGAACGGAGACGCCCGTCCAGGCTCATCATTTCATCGGCCGTGTTCTTGATGGCGCTGATGGAAAAAGCCGCGGCCATCGCTCCGGCCAGCGGCCCCAGGGAACCCATGAGGCTGTTGACGGATGACTTGATGCGGGAAATACCCATCTCAGCTTTGGTGGCAGAAGCGGCCATGTTCGCCGCGCTGTTGCCAAACATACGACTGGCCATGGAACTGGCCCCGCCGATGCCTCCCAGGCTTCGTTTGAGGCGGGAAATGCCATTATTGGCCGCATCCAGGCCGCCCCGATTGACGGCAAATGATATTTTGGTAATCAGTTCACGGACGACCATGGCGCCCACCTCCTTCCGGCTTGTCATACTTCTTCAAGTTCGCGTACTCGATATCACTCTTCATGTCGAGATAATGCGTCATCCCGACGAGGTCGGCCAGGGTCACCATACCGCTTTTCAGCTCCGTCATAGTGACCATGCCCGCATCCAATACGCGGTAGATGAAGGTCATTTTCGTGAACTCTTCGGAACATTCGCCTGGAATGACTGCTTCAGCCCTCGCAACGTTCCGAGGACTCCAGTCGGGACGCTCGAGAGCTTGGAAAAATCCAGATAGTTGATCTTGAATACCTGGGCCATCAATACGATCATATCGAAAATGCGGCCGCTATAGACCTCATTGACAGCGCATTCATCGAGCTGTTGGAAGTCTTTCGTGTGAAGCGGGGCGACGCTGACATAATCCGGGTCCAATAACATGGCAGATACCTTTTCCAGCGTGTCGCCGTCCATGCTGCGGGCCAGCCCGTTCAAGGCGTCGGCCACGGTGTTGCCGATAAAGATGACGTTGTTCGTGTCCTGGTCCAGCGTTTCCGGCTTGATACCGCCAATAGCGCCGCCAAGGGCCGGGGCAAGCACCCTCTGGAGCTCGCCCAGCACTTTCATGGCGTGGAACGGCGGGAACTGCCGGATAGCAAAGGTATACTGGCCCTGGTCCCACTTCTTCGTTTCGCCGCCCTGATAAATGATGCTCATGCTTTAGCCTCCTCGTTAATCGTTGCCGCCGATGACCGGGTCGTTTACCTGGCCGGTGTTGAACGTCCAGTCCTGGTTGTCGATTTTACGGCCCCGTTTCGATTCAGGGAAGTTCTGTACCCAGGCCTGTTTAGCAAAGAACAATGTCGAGCCGCTGAGGTCCTTGATGGTCAACGGGAGCATATAGCTGCCCGTGCGGCGGTCTTTGTTGTAACATTCGCTCAAATAGTCGTTGCTCTTCGAGGATGTAGCCAGGCTGACCTTGACCTCGAATGTGCGGTTCGGGTCGACGCTTCGGCCGACTTCGCCGTCGGCGCCGCTGTAGATCTGCATGCCATCGCCCAGGGGCTTGATGGTAATCATGTCATCCTCAGCAAAGCCCGTGAGCTGTCGGCCGCCGTAGATGATAATGTTTTTCTTGGGGTCGTACGTCAATACGTCAGACATTCGTTAATCCACCTCCTATGCGCTTTCCAACAAGTTGTCATAAGTAAAAGACCCGTTGATGCGGATAGCGTGAATAGCCCCGGCAAGACGGGCCGTGAATTTCACGTCTTCCAGGACACGGCTGGCCTTCTGGTTGGCCGTGATGCTCGAAGAAAGCGGTACGTCGATGGTATAGCCCAGGTTCTTGTTCCCGTCTTCATCGTATTCGGTCGGAGCGATGCCGCCGGCGGCCTGACCATCTTCCAAAGCCTTGCGCAACACCGTTTCCACCATGGCGATGCCTACGTCGGTATAGGGTACTTTATCCGAGTTGATGAGCAGATAGAATTCGTTGGTACGGATTTCTTCCTGGAGCCAGTCACGGAAGCGGATAACGTCAATCCATTCGCCGGCGGCCACCTTGCCGTTTTGGGTAATGGATACGTTTCGGAATTTCTCGAACGTGTTTCCGTTTTTCTTGGTAATGGCGTTGTATTCTGTTTCGGTCAGATTATCCGCTGTAATAGCCGCTAGTTTCTTATTCGCCCAGGTTTCACCGCCCGGGTCGATAGCAAAGCAGCGGGCCATGACCGCCGCTTCCGGATATTCGTCTGTGGCATTGGCATGATACCAGGCAGCCGTGCGGTAATAATTCTTACTCTGGAGCTGTGCCATGATGTCTGTCGTGGACGAGGCGTCTTTCGCCTTGTCGTCGCCGGTAGCTGTCATGAACAGCTTCATATGCGTTTCGGTCCATTCGGCCATAGCCAATACGTTGGCTTCCGTCCGGTCGGCCAGAACGATGCCATAAAAGTCATCATCTTCCGACCGGATAGCTGCCAAAGCTGTAGGCAGGTCTTCCTCGCTGTTCCATTTCCCGACCTTGACCTGTGTCGGGCTTGGAATCTGCGAGAAACAGGCCGAAACGGCTTTATAGATGGCGTCCGTCGTCTGGAACCCGTCATCGACAAGCTGGTCGGTATCGGTATAGGTCAATACGCGGCTCGTGCCGTGCGTATGTTTCCCGATGACCATGACCGTGCTGAAGCCGAGCTTGCTGATGCCGGTCGTATTCAAGGCGATTTGGACGTTTACAATGCGGTCAAAGTTCGCCATTTAACAGTCCTCCTTAATTCGTGGTGCCGTCTACTTTGACGGTATCGATGTAATAATCATGCGTGTCCGGCTCTGTCGTGCTGCCAGAACCGGTATTCCCGGTATCGGGTCCCGTGTCTCCGCTTCCACTGCTCCCGGGACTGTCCGGATCAGACGGGATAGTCGTCGTATCTGGCTGGCTCTTGGGGAGCTGGCTTTCAATGGCAACCGATTCGATGTAGCCCGGTTCGTCGTCGACGTCGTGGTTATAGCGGATATACAGGTCGATATTCGCCCGTTCATCCCAGGTCTGCGACTCTAAGAGCGCCGACAGGCCGGTGATGTTGTTCGTGTCATACACGACGACAGCCGCCGCAAAGCAGCGGTCGGCAATCGTCGGGCGCTCGAACCCGCGGGCCATCGTCTCCAGGTGTTCCAGGGCATCCGGGCCGAAATACTGCACGGCCAGTGTCGCCGATGTCGGGACCCGGACGTCATACTTGCCAGGACCTGTCGGCCGCAGTTCCTCACTGGCTTCCCCATGAACGCCGTAGAACTGGAGCGTCGCAAAGGGCCGCTTGATGCGGGGCATGTCCTGGTTGACCCAGACGACCTGTTTCCCCGGAAGCCCCAACAGCTCGGCAATGATGCCATGCAGGAAATCCATCTTGTCACGTGTCGTCATCGGTCAGCACCTCCTGGGCATAAGCCCGGTAATGACTGATGACGCCGTTTTGATAAGCGTCGCACTGCGTAACCAGGAAGCGGCGGCCCAGATGCCGAACGACGTCGGCCTTGGTGGCCTCTCCCTGCCCGCTGGCCGCACTTTGTGGGATAAGCGGGGTATCGGTATAGATTTTGACGTACGACACGTTACGGGCACCGTCAGGGCCAACTATCGTTGATTGTTCACGAATACTCAACGGCTGCACACTGGCTTGAATGGTCAGCGTGGTCGTCGTGCCTTTCTGGTATCGGCCGTTATCGTCGATAGTGCCCAGGCTGGTGCGCTCGATGGTGACGGGTCTTCTGAATCCCATACTATCAGTCCTCCACTTTATGGCTTACGCTGTTGCGCATGCGGCCGGTATCAATCAGCGGCTGGGACGAACCTTTCTGCTTGATGGTGTTCGGGGCATTGGGGACGAAATGGCCGCGGCCAATGGTCGCTTTCATGTCGCCTTCGGCCTTGTTGCCGAGAATCTCCAGCGCCTGATGCGGGTCCATCCCGTGGGCCACCCGGTCCTCAAGCCGGGCCGCCATGCTTCCCCAGGCCCAACGGTTGTTGTCCGTCGTCTGACGGACAAAGGGACGGGCTGGAATGTGCTGCGTGCCAAATTCGTTATAGGTAGCGACTTCGACGAGGCTGGCCCCATCTTTCTCGCTACCTGCTTCGGCCATGATGCCGACTTTGACCGTCCCTTCCAGACGGCTCAAGTTGGTGATGATGGTCTGATACCCCATATCCTTATCGATGACACTCATAGCCTCACCCCATCCGCGTACGGACCGGTACGATGACCAGTTTCAATAATTGCAGGTAGGCTTTCCCGTATACAGTCTTACTGAGCAGGTCGTTGCCAAATCCGCCCGTATTGGCCGCCCCGTAGGAGCGGGAAAGGTCGCCTTCGCTTTCGCTGACGATGCCGCCGGACGTCAGCGTCGCACTCATGCCGCCGCTGTTGGCCGTCTCGGCCCGCAGTGTCAGCAGGTGCGCCGTATAATCAGCCAGGGCCACGGAGTAGAATTTCCCGAACTTCTTCTCACTCACGAACAGCTTGGCCAGGTCCATGACTTGCAGGACGTCGCTGTCGTTCATCGTGGTGAATTCGGGGGCTACCGTGTAGACCGTGTTCAGCAGGTCCGCGTCACTTACGGCACTCATTTCGCGGCCTCAATGGCTGCCAGGATGTCCTCTTTGGTCGAGGCGTTCCCCAGGTCGATGCCCTGTTCCTTCGCGTAGGCCTGTAATTCCTCAATCGTCTTGGCGGCCAGCTCTTTTTCAGCTTCTGCGGCGGCGGCTTTGGTCAGCGTTTCGATGTCGCCACTATCCAGCATGGCGGCAATACCGGGATACATTTTCTTGACGTCTGACAATTTCCCGTCGACCGTCGTTGGTTTCAGCGGAATGAGCAGCGTGCCGCCGAACAGGACGGCACGGCTCGTTTTATTTAACAGAATCATTGGGACCTCCCCTTTCTACTAACAGCCCTGGGCTTTAACAAAGGCCATCGGCATGGTGACCGTAACGCCGGCCGCTTCGGCTACGCAATCGACGACATATTCGAGGTTGCGGTACTGCACGGGCTGCTGGTCGAAACGGGTCGGGATTTCAAAACGGATATATGTCGGGTCAAAATAACCGGCGACGACCATATCCGAACCGTCGGTGCCAGCACCTTTGAGTTCGCCGACCTTCATCCAGCGGCTAATTTCCGGGTGCAGGCTCTGCAAGAATCGGAGTACCGTCGTACCCTGGGCGTCCTCGATGCGGGTTTCCGCCAAGGCCCGATAAACGGCCGGGGCCATCAGGACCGTATTGGCCTGTTCTACTTCATTCGTAGCGGTTGGGATGGCGTCGATGATGTCGTTCATGTCGCGGATCATCTTGTCATGGGTCTTCGTGCTGAAGGCGGTCTTGGAGCCCGTGCCGTCAGCCGGCAGGGAAATCGTCGAAATGTTTTCATTGTCGAGGAAGCCCGTGATGTGGTGAGCCTTATCCCCGTTCCAGGCGATTTTGTTCAACTTGAGGTCGATGCCACGGCGGGCCTGCTGGGCGCGGAGGGCGCTCAATGGGATGCCTGCGAACTGGGCGTTATTGACTTCCCGGTAGTTATAGCCGTATGCATCGCCGATAGAGAAGACCTTGACGGCCTGTTCCTTGGCGACAACGTCAACACGAGGCAGGGCGTCAGCATAGTTGCTGATGATTTCAGCCATGCCGACCGCATCATAGATATATTGGACGGCGCTTTCAGCCCCGGCCGGAATGTCCGTCTGTACCGGGAATACCTGGAAGGCGTTCATGGGGGCCTTCTTGACGGTCAGCGTCTGGGCACGGATATAGGTCAGCTGGCGGGCCAGGAATACGCTCGTAGCTTCGTCCATAGCGGCCACGTTCTGCAAATATCTTGCTTCTTTTTCATCATAACGAGTCATGGTCATGTTGTTCATACCTCCTGTTTATAAACGGATGCGGATGCGGACGACGTCGCCTTTAGCTCCGGAATTGAGGAACGTAACGCCCGGCAGGGTGTTCGTGCCGCCCGATTCGGTGAAGACGACGGCGCCATCGTCGATAGCAATATCGGCTTTATCGCCCGGCTGTACGTCGCCGCCGGCGGTAACGTATACGTCGCCGCTGGTCATGACATCGACAGCGGTGCCGGCCGGATAGCAGCCGATTTCCGGGTCGTAATGTTTATGTAAGGCGATGCCGATGACCTTCGGACCGTCGGTGGCAGCTGTCACGGATTTGACCGTACCTTCTTCAGTGCCACGGAGTACGGCGTCGCCCGGCATGATGGACGATTCAGCGGCATAGCTGTCTACGACGTCGACCGTCGTATCGGCTTTCATCCCGGCGATACCAGGGCGGTCTTCGTCGCCATACCATGTAAAAAGTTTGTTCTGTGCCATAATTATTTAACCTCCTTCATCCATGCGTCTGCTTCGTCTTTGCGCAGCTTTTCCATAGCCTCGGCCACGGTCAGATCTTCGTCGTCGTTTTTCTTTGCTTTCGGCTGGTTGATGGTCTTGACCTGGCTGGCAATGCCGTCTGCCTTGCCGGCTTTGGTTTCCTGCTTCGTGTCTTTCACGAGGTCATAGGCTGCGTTGAGGTATTCGTCACTCTTATTTTCCAGGTCGAAATCGTCGCCGTGTACCTTCTTGATGACGGCTTTCTTGACTTCCTGAACGGTCATCTTTTCGGCGTCTTTGATGCCGAATGCGTCGGCCCGCTTCAATACGGCGACGCGGTCCCTGACAGCCTGGTCAAAGTTGGCTTTCGCTTTTTCTTCGACCTGTTTGACGTCTTCCTTCGCTTTTTTCAAATCCGAAACGGCTGCATCGTACTTGGCTTGCAAGGTATCCATTTCGGCTTTCTGTTTCTTATGGTCTTCACGCAGCTGGTCGACGTATACGGCTACTTCCGGCGCCGCGTCGTATTCGATGCCATTGTCGAGTCTTACTTTTTTCATTGTCTTCGTTCCTCCTGTCGTATCTTGGTGCCCCTCAAAATCCATTTCCTGGTCCCCGTCCATGTTCAGCCGGGCAATACCGGCCCGGCCTTTGGGAACCACGGCCACATGGTTATAGCGGATGTGCCGCTGAATGGCGTCATAAGGCTGTCCATCCGGCGTCACGCCCGGGGTTTCCTCTAAGTCGAGATTGTACCCGCAGGAAAGTTCGCGGGCCTCGGTCGGCAGCTGATAAACGACGACATCGGCCACGATGTTGTTGTTATCCTGTCTGCCCGGGGAAAGGACGGTCCCGATAGGTTGAATGATATTGCTATTGTCACTTGTCACCATGCCCTGGTGGCCCATCGTGATAGGTTTCCCCTGTAGCGAGTTCAAGGAATCCGTGTTAAAGGCTTCTTCCGGCGGCCGGTATTCCCGCCGGGTACTGCCGTCCGGGTTCCGGTACTCTAAGATGCCCGTACGGCCGACGATAGGTTTATCACGGATGAACCCTTCGTCGGTCTTCGTCGCATGAATCGCTACCCTGTCATATCGAATCATGTTTCTTACCCCCTTTCCAGGTATGCGTCACAATCGTCCATGATGTCGAATGTCTCATTGACGGTAGAGAACCTTACATCGTCCTGCCATATCAGAATCTTGTAAGGCAGGCCGGTGATGCGCTCTTTCTTGGCTATCGGCTCATATACTTCATAGCCTTTCCAGGAGCAGAGGTGGTCAGCCCCGTCGTATCCGTGATAGACGGCGAATTCGTTGGCCATGTCGTTCGTGTCGGTCATTTTTCCCTCTTTTCCAGAACGTCGTTGACGATCTTCACGTTGAACGCCTTGTCATCGACTCGCAGGAGCCGGGGCGGCGTATAAACCGTAATGCCGTAGAAGGTCCGTTTGAAGCGTACCCGCTTGAAGTAGCTTTGTATTTCCTTGTCGCCGGTATAGATCCGGTCGAGCTGGGGGTCATACATGACCAGGTCGCCTGCTTTATCCTTGGAAATACAAACGATATGGCCGATACTGCCACGGCCTTTCCAGGCAAATTCGATAGTATAGCGCCCCTTCGGGTCCAGCGTGCGGTGCAGCCAGGAGGCCAACTGTTTCGGCGTATGTACGGCCTTGTCAAGGATATATGCCGGGGCTTCCCCGGTTTCCGGATCCAGCCAAGCCAAGTTTGTCTTGTGGGACAACCGTTCCGTCGTGCCGCCGGCCTCGAACCCTTTTGCGATGACGTCATAGCCACGGCGCCGGGCCTCGTAGTCGACGACACAGACCTGGCAGTTGTTACGGTATGCCTCGCTGAAGTTGACCCGCGGATTGACGTTCCCGCTGTCCGCTTCGGCGTGTGTCATCTCTTCGCCCCGTGAAGCCCCGCCTAACGTCTTGGGATACAAGTTGTTCGTGCTTTCTTCTTCCTCACCTTGTAGCGGCGCTGAGGTAAGTTTTTTCGCCGTCAGCGAAATGAAGGTCCCCGCCTTGGTCCGGATGGGAATGGTATCGACGTCGATGACCGGAAGGGCCACACAACGGCACCGTATCGGTATCCCCGGATGCCCGTCGGGCGGCGGGTTGCTCCAGGCGAATTTCTTCCCCTGCCTCGTGCGGTGCCATGGCCGTACCCGGGAATCGTGGGCCGTCTCCCAGATGTAGTGAGTGATGCCGGCCTGTTCCTGCCGGTACTGGCTCATGCGCCCATGCAATTTGCCTATCTGGTCGGTCGCAATCAGTACGGCCCGGTTCGTCTCATTGTGGGCGATGTCCTGAATGACCTCAGTCAAAAATCGGGTGAGCTCGGCTGCATTGCTGTTATAGATAATAGCGTCGTTTAACCGCTGCTTGATATGCGCCAGCGTTTCCCCGTCGATGCTCCGTATGAGGTCGAGATTCTGGTCTACCCAGGCCCGCTGGAGTTCCTCCAGATCCGGTGATGCCGCATCCTGCCGCCCGACATCTGTGACGGGCTGGCTCTTTAGCGGCCCAGGGAGAAGCGGCGCCGAAAGGGAAAACACGCTCCGGAATTCGGCGTCTGTCTCTTTCTCCGTATGAGTTTCTACCAGGCGGGCCATTTTCTGCATGGTTCCTGTCAGGACGTCAGCGTTTTCCATGGCCTGGCCTATCTGGTCGATGACTAAGTTAATGTGTCCTGTCGTGTTAGACGATTGCAGGGCCGTTTTCATCTCCGGGATGAAGGCCGACGCCACTTTCATCTTACGAGCTACATAGGCCGCAAGCAGTTTGACATAATCCCGTTCTAACCCCATGGGGTATCTGATTTTACGCTTCGGAACGATTTCCCTTGCCATTCATGGTTTCCCCCTTGGGTGGTGTGCTGTGGGCTTCTTCGATGACCTTGTCGAGACTCCGGTCCAGCTTGTAGAAGTCGCCTTCGTCGAGCTTGTCCCGTACCTCCTGGGTATCGAGTGCCCCAATGGATACATACTGCGCCGCCGTGGCCGCATCACGGGCCCGGGCTTCGGCTTCGGCCATCTTCGTGTCGGCTTCTTCTTTCGCCGACGGGCTCCATAATTTCCCGAACTCGATGGTATATTCATCGGGCAGGGCCAGCGGCACATCATGGGCCAGCGCCAAGAGATGCAGCAGGCGGTTGATTTTCGGCTTTAACGTACGCTGGCGGATGCGATCGACCATGTTGTAATAGTTCTCCAGGTCGCTGTCCCCGGTGGCATCCAGGCCGCCCGGGCTTTGCCCCATAAGGACCGTGATAGGAATATCGGTCGCCGCCGACAGGGCCGTCTCGAATTTATCCACCATTTCACAAAGGCCACTCATGGTGATGGTCTCGATGTTATATTCATCTTCCGTATCGAGGGCGATGGTGTTCATCATCCCCCGGGCCATATCAATGAGCTGCAGCCTTTTCTGTATGATCTTCTCGCCTTCGTCGGTGCTCAGTACGTTGCCCATGCCGGACAACTTCAATACCGACTGGCTCATGCGTTCCATGGCCATCAGGGAAAACTCCTGGGACGATACGAACCGCATGAGGTTATCGCGCACCTGCTCCATGATGGAACCGCCCCAGCCATTGCGCTGGCGCCGTTCCCGGTTGCTGATGAGCGACCCGTCAAAGATGAGCAGGCGGCTCTCATGCACCGAGAAGGCCCCGCCGTTATAGCCTACGATGGTATAGGTTTCCGGCTTCCCATATAATGGGTGTTTCGGGTCCTGGTAGTCATATTCCGGCGTGACGTCCTGCGCGTCATAGACGACCAGGTTCCGGATGCTCTTGATGGCGCTTTCGTTCAGCGGGTCTTGCAATTCCCCGCCGTCATCGATGAGCATGAGCACGACGCCGCCACCATACAGGCGGTCCCAGCATAGGGCCTTGGAAAAGGCGCTCTGGAAATTCAGGTCTTCCAGGATGGACTGCACGGCCTTATTCTGTTCCAGCTCACTGTCTCCGTCATTCAGCGTAAAGCCAGCCCGCACGGCGTCGTTAGCCGGAATCTTGATGATTTTTTGGGCGATACCGTTATACGTGAACAGTTCTTCATATTCATGCCATCGGGCCGCTATGGATTCCACCTGCCCGCTATGGAAATGCGTATGTGTGAACGGGTCCCGCCGCCTGGTCCCATATCCCAGGAAGGCGTTAAAGAACCCGTCGCTTCTAATGTCAGTCATAGTTTTGATGCTCCTTACGAAATCAGCGCTTTCCAGTCGTTGGCCTTCGCCACGGCATTAAAGGCGTCGTCGGCCGCATCCACCTGGTCGTCATGCTGCGCCAGGGGGAAGCCCTCCAGTTCATCGAGGAACTTGTCATTCCATTCGCCTTCTAGCAGCAGGACATTTCCGTTCTGCCATTGCGATGCCAGCGGTTCGGCACGGGTTTCCTTATCTCCGCTGACCGTATGGCACTCAATGCCATACCCGGCCAGCTCCCGGATGTAGCTGAGGACCTGGTCTTTACCAGCCTGCCCCGGGTCCTGGGGAATCAGGATCTTATTACAGCCGTACATGCTCCGGTCGAGTTTGGCCGTGTTCTTCACCAGCTTCCGGACATCGGATGAGATGAAGGCTTTCCGTACGACGTCGAGGAAAATATACTGGCCGCTTCGCAGTCGGGCACACAGGGCGCCGACCGTGCGGTCCGGGTCCTTGCTGTTCGGCGTGATTTCCGTTGCCGCCAAGTCCCAGGCGCGGGCAATGGCGACGATTTTGTCGGGAATCGTCTTGACGATTTTCGTCTGTTCCCGCTTGAAATACATGCCGCCGGATGGCCGTATCTTCCAGTTACCGTATAACAGCCGTTCCTTTTCGACCTCCGGCAGGGCGTTGAGGCTGGCCAGGTATTCCGGGTTCGCCTTCAGCAGTACCTTATTGTCTTTGATGGACGAGGCGATGAACGATACGTTCTTGACAGCGTCTTTCCCGTATTTGTCTTCTAATGCCTTGCGGTCGTCGTTCCAGATGATTTCCCCGCTGATGCGGACGAAATAACGAATCTTGCCAGACCGTTCCTGTATGGGGTAGCCCGTGTCCGGGTCAATCCACCAGGAAATGAAGTCAGCGACCCAGGAGTCGGCGTCCGGGTTGCACGTCGCTCGAATGTAGGGCCGTACCCCGCACGTCGTCCGGTTTCGGGACAGCATGTAGAAAAACTGGCTCTCGCTGAAATGGGTCAGCTCATCAAAGGCGATAAGCGGTATCTGCGACCCTTGCCAGCCAAGAACGTCCTTTTCGTATTGCAGATGGCGGAACGAGATTTTCGCCCCGCTGGGGAAGGTGCACATGAGTGCCGGCACTTTCTTGAATACCGCTCCCAGGGGATAGTAAATAGATAACGCCGTATCATATAAGCCGCCTTCCGTGGTGATCTGCGTCGCCTGTTTACGGAAGATGACGGCCCCGAAATTGGGATTGTCCACATGGCGCAAACATTCCATCAATAAGGCATAGGTCTTGCCACCGCCGGCGGCGCCGCCATATATCGCAATGTCTGCGGGGCAGGAAAGAAAGGTTTCCTGTGGCCCTGGCTGTGGTTTGATAATCATTTCTTGTCACCATCCCGCCCGTTATCGGGCAAATAGACCTGCACCGCCGTGGCCGAAACGGCTCCGTCGTGGTGCATCTCGACGTTGGTCGATTCCGTCGGGGCGCCTACGCAAAGTCGTTCGTATTTCATGAGCTGTAACAGGTAATTCATGAGCGTGTCGTACTCTTCATCGCTGATGTCTTTATTCTGTAAGACTTTCAGGATGCGCCCCTCTGCAAATTTAGTAATCTGCAAATGGCGCTGCACCACCTTGAGGCGTTCCCTGGCCAATTCTTCCATTTCCAGATTGAATTGGTACGAATCATAGGCTTCGGACCGCTCTGCCCAGTTGTATTTCTTTTTCCAGATCTTGATGGCGGCGATGGTTTTCTTTCCCGTTTTGCGCGCTACATTCGCCATCGTTCGGTCTTCCAGCTCCAGGAATACCTTGAACGCCTGGTACGCTTTATCGGTCTCGCCGGGAAGCCGGTTCCAAGCCTTGTCAGCCATGGCAGCCCCTCCTTACTATGTATTATTTTTCTTTACTTTTTCTTTAATTATGGTATAATAATAGTGCGTACAAATTTCATAGTGAGGTGATACTGTGCCCGAAAAAGTTCTGATCAATCTAAAAATCGACAAGGCCGTCAAAGAGGCGTTCGCAGCTCTTTGTAAATCAAAAGGTGCCACGGTCTCCGGCGAAATAAAACGATTTATCTACGCCGAGGTCAACGCTGCCAAGAAAGGGGGCCAGTCATGAAAGCCTTATCACTGCACCCTTTTTATGCCGTCGACATTGCCTGCGGCGACAAAACCGAGGAATTTAGATCCTGGCAAACGCCCTACCGGGGCGACCTGCTGATTTGCAGCAGCCAGTATAACGACGGCCTGCTGTTCCCCCGTGGCTACGCCCTTTGTATCGTCGAGCTCTATGGCATCGACAAAGGGCCGAAAGGCTACAGCTGGCATCTGCGCAACCTGCGCCCCATCGTTCCCTTCAAGGTCAAGGGCAAATTGCATCTGTTCGAGGTAGATGACCATCTCATCGACCCCATCGTCTGTGATGTGCCCTGCACGGAAGACATTCTCTATCAGCTATGGGAGGAGATGGGCATCGTGACGCTTGACTAAAGCTTTTTGAGCTTGTCTGCCGTGACGAATTCCTCATAAATGGGTACGCCCATTTTCTTCATGAGGGCCGTTCGCTGGGCCTCATCTTCACAGATGACCGTAAAATAAAAAGACGCTGAGTTTTCGGCGTCTTTTTGTTTATTCATTTGCTTGCGTTCGTCTTTGATTTCGTCGAGCTTGTCTTTCGTCTCTTCCGCTTCCTCACTGTCGGCTACCAATTTCCCGATTTCCCCGCCATTTTCCCTGAACACGATATCCAAGTCGCTGTCAGAAAAGCCGAGCTGATCCAGGTCGGGTGCCTCGAACTGCATGTCACGCAGGGCATCATAGTCGAATTCGCCCATCATAGATTGGTTGTTCAGCTGGACGTTTAAAATCTTTTCGTCTTTTCCCGAAAGATGAACGACCGACACGGTCAGGGTATAATCGTTATCCGGATATTTATACGTTTCATCCAGAATAGACAGCCGTTGATGGCCACTGACCAGGACGCCCGTCGTTTCATTCCAGACGAGCGGCTGCACCAGGCCGAACTTTTTCAGCCCTTTCTTGAGCCGCTTCCGGGCTTCGTCGGTAATCGTCCGCGGATTATAGGCCGCCAGTTTGATTTGGCTGCGCTTGATCTTCTTGATTTCGTACGCTTCCATTTGTTTCTTATTTGCCATAATGCTCATACCTCACGACCGCCGCTTCTATCAAAGGGAAGACACGGCGGATTTTTTCATAATCCGAGGGGAACGCCTGCTTGATTTTATACAGTTCCCTGCCCTGCAGGCCCCGGAAGGAAAAGCCGAGTACCCGGTTCTCCAGGGATAACGGCAAATGGCGCATTTTCACATAGCTGAGTACCTGCGCCTTATTCCAGTAAGCCAATGGGTAGATACGACCCCGCTTGCGGTCTATGGCGCCGCTTCGCTTCATCATCGCATTGCGGACAATGCTGTCGGCCATGCGTTCGCCTCCGGCAATCCAATAGATCCCCGTGCGGTTCCTCAAGTATGCGTAAATGTCCTTGGTCTTTATCTTGGAAACGGTATAATCTGGCATGCGGAACGAGCCATCACGCATGAAGTCGCTCAGCATGAAGTGAGGGATGCGGATGATAGGGACGCCGTACCGCTTTTCGTAATATCTCAAGGTCCGTTCCTGGAATTCCAGTCCCTTCACGATATACATGAAATAAGGCTGCACGACCGGGAAGAAACGGGCACAGACGTCGAGCGTGGCGACACTGTCTTTCCCGCCGGATAATCCTACCAATACCTTATTTGTCAACTTACTCGCCGTTCGTGCAACCTCAAACATACTGCTTAACCTCCCTGTCCGCCGTTCGATTTTCTACGATAGGTATTACGGACTGCCTGACGGCGTGACGCCGTGTTGACCTTACGGCGGTTGACGCCCGTTGTCCTGTTGATGCGCTTCTGAATATCCGATGTGGTTGTTGCCATAGAATCACCCCCTTTCAGGCTAAAATAAGCCGTTTAATTATATACTCGTTGTATACTTTTTCTTGTATAAAAAAAGAGCCGTCATGATTGACAGCTCTCTCTATTCATATTGGGGGGATAGGAAGGACTCGAACCCTCGATGCCCATGGCGGACATTCCCAACAACCAACTATCCCAGGTCGGACGATTCCGGGGGTATGTCTGTCCAGCGTGACAGACACACACTACTATTGTACACCCGGGCACGTCCATGTTGTGCGCTGTTAGATTGCCTATCACTAAGAACAAAGCACACATTGTAGAGACGGGACTGATACCGCGCAATGACCGAACGGCGGCATCTGGTCCCCGTCCCCGATACTGTCATTATAGCACGCAAAGCTTGTCATGTGGTGCTACGAATGTGCTACAAAAGTGTTACGAATGTGCTACAGCTTTTCAGTTATCCACAATCATTGTGTATCCTGCGTGAATAACTCCATGGGGATTGGGATGTCGCCAGGCCCCAGCATCATGTCCGCCATCAGGCTGAGGATATGGTCGATGCGCCGGCGGCAGTAACTCGGTGAGCAGTGGGCCGTCCTGGCCGTCATGTTCCATGGGTAGTGATTGATGCAGCGGCTCACAATGATATTCCGGTCGGTAACAGTCAGGGCATCGAGCGTCCGGTCGACACGTAGCAGAATCGGCTCCAGTTCGTTGATGCGGCACTGTAATTCCGTGATGCGCTCTAAGGCCCGTTCATTGGCGAAATAGGCCCGTTCCTCGGGGCTCAGATTGTTCGCCCCGCCGCCCGGTGTCGGCGAATAGCCCGGCACTTTAGGCGCCGGCATGGCCTCTATCTGAGCTTTCTTGTCGGTGATTTCCTCCTTGAGGTTCTTGATATATACCGCCGTCCGGTGATAGCGGTGCAGCAGGCCCTTGACCTGCTCGATGCGATCATTCGTTTCCATTTTCCCGGCCCTCCTTCATCCAATAACTGTCCGTGTGATAAGCATTGCGCCGGATGGCCCGCCTAAAAGACTCCTCGGCGGCCAGTTTCCGGCTCTTCATACAGTTTCGTTCGTCGTTGCACTTCCGGACCCTTTGCCCGAATTCGTCCCGGAACCAATGCCAGCCGGAACGAGGAAGGGGCCGCCCGCAGAACGCGCAGCGGCTCTGGTGTGGGACGAGGGTCCCAGGATTTAGTTCCGGCTCCCGGCTCCAGGGCATCAATGGCGGTTTTTGTTTCCGTCTTTTATTTTTGCGTCCCATATCCGCTATAAGCCCCCTATTTATTTACGCACAATAAAGTTATCGTAAGGGCCACCCAAAACGTTATACAAGCCCCGTAGAACGAATATTTAATAATGTCCCGCACTTCTTATCGTCTCCTCCCGCGAATTTTCTTGTAAGTGTAATGTATCCGCTTCCTAATCTTGAATATCTGATCGGCTTGGTAAGTCTCGATGTCTGATTCCATACGCTTGTCCGACACTTTCGCCTTCTTCTGGGTGTAGTGCTGGCGCTCCTCTTCTGTCATCTGCCGGCAATGTACCGGGCCAGGTTTGTACCAGTTTTCCATAATCCCACCTCATCTGAAAATCATGACGAGCATCGTCACAAAGGCCGCTATACATACGACGGCGTAAATGATGAGTCCCAGCCATACCGTTCGTTTTGTCATCCTGTCACCTCTATCACTTCGGCGTCGATGCTATCGGCGCCCAATACTGTACTTCTTTCATCGGAATGAGACGGGGTTCCCCGTCTACGAGCCAATGGTCCTGGCAAAATACCCCGACGGCTTTAAATTCCCACTCCGTGCCGGCGTGCATCGCTACGAGTACACGCCGCTGCGGAATCGGGAGCTGGTCATTTACATCTACCCATCGCATCGTTTATCATCCTCCCGCAACTTTTCCAGCAGTTTCGCAGCTTTTGCAATGCGTTTCATGATAGCTTCTTTATTGTCATGCGCCTCTTTACGTTTCCTGAAGCAGTTACCGACTGCGATATTCAAAATATCTGTATTTGTATTGTGATTGATTGTGCTATAGATGCGGTTCTCATCATCAGCATAATAATAAGATTCGTTTTCTTCCGGAATGAACGGCGCATGCATCGCCTGGGCCGCTCTTTCGATGGCCAGTTTGATGCCGATTTCCGGATTGAAAGCGTCGTCGGGATGGCATTTCGCCACGCCAATGTAGTTCGTCTTGTTGTCGTCATCGACAAACGTGACTACGATGGTCCCGCGCGCAGTCCATTTTATTGAGTTGTCCGTGTTCATCGGGAGCCCGTATTTTTCCGCTTCTTCCATGAAAATATTATTGATATAATTTCGAAAAGCGGCGCTGTCTTTCTGCCTGATGTCGAACTTCGGAGGGCGAATCATGCATCTTTTAAAATACCCTTCTTCATAATAAGTTGTAATTCCAGAAATAGTACAATCTTCATCCGATCCATACATATCTCTACACGCATCTCTGATAGCGCATTGTGAACAACCGCAACGTTGATCACAGTATTTAGAAATTGTATTTATGGCCATCTTGGCCATCTTGTCATCTATCATTTTTTGACCTTCTTTCTAAGTTTTGGATTAAGCTCGTTGAGTTTGTCGTCCGGCATGGGGATGACTTTGATTTCAGCGCGCGGCCATACCGGGTCGACGCCTGCGATGCAGCTGTAGGCCACATCGGCGATATAGCCGTCGTCCTCTACGATGCCGGCTTTCTCTAGAATGTCTGCCGTCGCCTGGACCAGCCCGAACAGGTCTGGCCAGCCCTTGCGGTTCGGCATGTAGTATTCGACGTTCATCCGGGCCGCGCAAGCAATCGTGCGGAAGCTTCTCGGCTTCTGGGTCATCAGCTGACACAAGGCCGCCTTCTCATAGTCCCTGTATTGTTTGGACTGAATGAGCCCGTATCTGGTCTTGGTCATGCTATTCTTTTTGGTCATCGGTCGGCCGTCGACTATGAATTTATAAACCATAGGCGCCTCCTAGAACGGAATCTCTTCATCTTCCGCGGCGTTCCCCATGTCATCAAAGGACTGACCTGGCGCGGCGGCTTTCGTGGCTTTTGGTACGGTCCCCACGAAAGCCGCTGTGACTTCACTGTAATAGTGTTTAGTGCCGTCCTTTTCGTACGAATTCGTCGTGAAACGGCCCATCACTACCACCCGGTCACCTTTCAAGAGGCTCTGCGCCAGATCCGACGACGGCGGCCAGCAGGTCACCGGAACGAACGACGTCATTTCTTTCGCCTGTCCGTCCCTCCCCTTGTAGGTTTCGGAGCAGGCCACCGTCATCCGGACGAGGGTCTTGCCGGTCCGGGTCACGCTGACTTTCGGGTCGCGGGCCAGGTTGCCCATGAGCTGTACTTTATTCAATTTACATTCCTCCTTCTCATATTTAGCAACCAAACAATTCAATAACCAGTTGTTCTATCATGCAGGCTTCTCCATGATTCCAGGTGGCCGGGCACCATTCTATATCGTCCGGGGCAATGTTGGAGCTACCACACGGGCGACGCATTATGCAGCAGTCGTCGGCTTTTTCATGGTGGCAATAGTATTCACATAATTCTTTTTTCTGTTCCACCAATAGCGCACAAAGCGTTGATTTCTTGTCAATATTCATGTTATTTATTCCTTTCTCCGCGGTTCCCGCGGTAAATGTCGACCGGCCCGAACTGCTTTTCATAGGCCGTAAGGGCCGGGTAATCAATCCCGCATTCAACATGCAGGCATTTCATGAATTCCCAGATGGGGACCTGGCTCTTTAGGACGGCGTCGATGTTGTCGTGGATGTACCGCTGTAGATCCTGCAAGCGCTTCGCGCCCCAGTTGAAGTCGTGGCGCAATGAGTGCAGCGTCACGATGACCGAGGCGGCCACGTGGTCCGTCACGTACTTCCGCAAGCGCCAGTCCTTCGTCTTCCCTGTAATGAGCCGTTCCAGGCGCTGGGCGTCGCGCTCATTGAGGAAGCGGTCGAACCCGAAATCGCCACACAGCTCATCCCGCCAGCGGATGGAGAACCCGCGCTCTTTTGAGTCCAGGTGTTCCCAGGCGGCGTTAAGTTTGGCGAACCGGTTGCGGCCAAATCCGTATTTATCGTGTAGGGCCTGGTAGATGAGGGTCAGTCCCCAGTCAGCCCCGCTTTCGGCACCGACTGCATAGCGGTGCTTGGCTTTTTCGGCCCGTTTCTTTTCCATGGCCCGTGAAATGTCATTCATCCTACTCACCGTCCCCGAAAATGTGTACTCCGATGTCGGCCATTTCCGGATCATCCAGGATGTCATCCGACGGGGCTGGTTCCGGGTCCGCCTTCATTACTTTCTTCGGGCGGCCTTTTTTCTTCGTATTTGCCGTTTTAACGGCCGATTGTTTTTCCTGTCTATGATTTATCGTAAGGCCACGTAAAAACGCCGCCAGCTCGACGTCACTGCCATTCATGTCGATTTTAATTTCCATCTTTCTCTCTCCTTTCTACTTTGTGCTTATGCAAGCAGCCAACGTAGGCAGTCATGCAGTGTTTCCTTAGTTTCTTTTTCAAACTGCCCCTGCCGGTTGTCGATGACGATGTATTCCGTACCGTCGAACGTCATGAACTGAGCCATGGGGATGTATTGCCCGTTGTCCCGGCGCCATTCCAGCGCCGGGATTTCCGCAGCCGTCACTAAGAGGACGTTGTTCAAGCGGTCCTGGTATTCCGCCAGAGCCTGTCGCAGCCAAACCACATTACAAGTCATGGGCCATCCCTCCTTTCAGGGCCATATATAGGCCGTAGGTGATGCCATGTTCCCGGGCTTCCTGTTCGGCCCGGCCAAGTGGGCTAAGGACCCGCTTCGGCGGAAGGTATGTTTCTGGATGGTCCTGTTTGTCCTGCCGGAGCTGGTTCGCCGCCCTGTCTTTCCGGTAATTGGCTGTGACCTAGTTCAGCAGTGCCCTACACGCCCGGGAGCAGGTCGTATAGCCGTTGTATCCTTTCGGGATAGGCTTTCCGCACACCAGGCAGCAGGTTTCCTTTCCCGTAATGTGGTGTTCGATCCGGTATGTATATCGTGACAGAATCCGTGCCCGGCAATCATCACAGAGTGTCAGCCTGGCCGTCCTGGATCCGCGGAGCTCGAGCGGCTGGCCGCATAGGCGGCATAATCTTGTCTTTGTCATCTTTCTCTCTCCTTTTCTGCCATCATTCCGGCATTTTCAGCCGGGCGGCTACTTCGCTGGTCAATTCTTTCACGCCGGCCAGGCCGGCATCAGCCAGGTACTTCTGATGGACCGGGATGCCGGAAGCGGCAAATTCTTTCACTTCTTCGACGTGGGCTACTTCCGATTCATAAGCTTTACGGAACTGGGCCCGCAGAATGGAAGTGTCATCGGTCGGAGTCTGGCAGATCTCTTTCCAGCCGAACCGGTCGACGACGCGCTGCGTCACCGGATCGTCGAAGTCCGGCACGCTGGTATAGCCGACGGCGGCGATGGCCTTCTGGACCTTGCCCCAGGCTGTAGCACTGTCGATGGGCTTAGTTCCCATTGCCAGTGTAGTCACTTTTTCCGATGCCTTCCTAATTTCGGCAATGGTAGGTAAAAAATTGCAGTGGTTGATGCAGTACTTGGCCCCGGCCGACAAGGCCGCCGGCGGGATGTCTTTTAACATCTCTACGTAGAAACGCAGCCGTTCCTCCGGGAGATCATTTTTGTACGCCAGTTGCAAAAGACCAATCGCTCGCAGGGTCGATATTTCCGTTGTCATCTTTCGTCTCTCCTTTTCTGTTCCTGGGCTTGGTATTCTGCCATCAGGCGGTTCACGACGTCAATCGCTTCCTTTTTGCTATTGCGCGGCGTTGGCTGTGGCTGGGCTGTGTTTTCGTCGTCATAGCCTCCAGTCTGCCAGCTTTTCAGAATGCCGTGGATATATGCCAAACTTCTTTTATTACGGGTAACGGCTCTGTCAATGGCCTTTATGACGGTGTCGCTGCCAAAATCGTCGACCAGTGCTTTGAGCTTTTCTAGATCCATCTCCCCAGGCATGGGGTAGATGTTTTTTCTGTAAGCAGTGATGACGCCTTTCAGGCCGTCGTCGGATGCTCCGGTTTCTTTCTTTCTACTTTCTACTTTCTCCTCTCTATACTCTTTACTCTTATCTCTATACTCTATACTCTTATCTCTAATCTCTACGTTACTTTGTAACGCCTTATTTGTTACATCTACGTTACTTTGTAACGCCTTTTTCTTCCGATACTTTCGTACTCGTGCGGCTGATTCTGATTCACTGCCCACCATATTCTTGACTTCTGGCATGACGGGTATTCCTTCCTGTGTTTCTTCGATAAGTCCTAAATGCTTAAAAAGGGATAATGCGACGTTTACCGTATCAATGTCAAAGCCTGTTTTCTGGGAAATTTTTTTCGGCTCGTAAGGAATCGTCATGTTTCCAATGGTTCTGATGAGCTCCCCGGAGGTATTCGCCGTCAGCAGGCACATTTTGAGATACAGGACAATATAAGCGCTTCCGTTTTCCTGTTCCATTAGCCAGTCTATGGTTTCCTGCTGGAAGAAGTTTTCTCGTAGCTTAATCCAATAGAAACGTTTATTTTCTGTGCTCATAGTTACCTCATATGCGGGCCAGCGGCTCTCCCCGTTGGCCCATCATTTTTACATATCGAGCGATGCTTCAAGGATGGCATCGTCCTGTTTTTCCTGATTTGTCTTGTCAGTTTTGACTTCCCCCGTGGCCGGGTCGACGTTGTCGGGGACCGGTTCAGCCTCGATGTCGGTATAATCGGTTTCGTCGCTGACGTCGGCCATGTTCTGGCTGAGGGCCGTCTTGATGGTCCCGTCGGCCGTGACGCCACGGATGAACTCCGTCGTCAGCGGCGCGTATTTCAGCGCCTTCTTGATGACGGTTTTCTTTGCCATTTCGTCAAAGTTCGTCTTCCATGGCGAGAAGCCTTTCCCGTAGCTTTGGCTGTATTTCCTGGCATGGGCTTCGACATCTTCCTTGCTCATGATTTCAAAGCCGGAAATGCCGTCTTTGTCTTTCCATACGCCGTAATATGCTACGACGGACCCGCGGTCCTTGAATACGGGCTTATGTACCAGCTTCGGCTCTAAGCCGTATTCGACATCAAATTCGTCGTTTTCATGAACTTCATGAGCTTGGACATACAGCCCACTTCGATGGGCCAGGGAGATCATGCCCTTGTACCCTACCTGGAACTGGCATTCCAGGGTACCATGGTTCATGAAGGGGATGAGATAGGCTTCCCCCAGTGGCGTGTTCGGTTCCAAGCCGAGTTGCGCGGCCTGCATCATAGCGCCCAGGAAAGACTTGGGCGTACAGGATGCCAGTTTCGGCGTGTTACTCATAGCCGTAAGGACCATTCGGGCGAATCGTTCGCCCGTGATGACGGAAGGAAGGGCCGCTTCAATCTGCCCTTTCATCGAAATAATAAGATCCTGCATATTCTTCATCGGCGATGCTGCTGCCGGGGCCGCTTTTTTGGCAGCGGCCAGGCCTCCTTTTGTAGTTGCCATTACAATATCTCCTTTCAATTCATACCAGTTATACCAGGAACCGCCGCGTCGGCTTGCCCTGCTTCATGCAAGCTTCGTAGACGTCCGGGAATTCCTTCTTTAACTTCTTCGTGTCGACGGTGATGCGCCCTTTTTGGTTCTTCCATGTGACCTTGCGGTCGCCGATGGCGGCGATCTCATCGTCCCCCATGAGGCACTTGATGATGTTCTCCTGGGTCATGATGACGTCATCAAGCCGTTTCCGTTCGGCTTTGGCACTGTCGATGAGGGCCAGGGCGTCGGCCGCTTCCTGGGGAAGCTCTACCGGCTCGGTCTGGCCGCCGGGGTATTGGTCTTGGATGGCCTCCGTCGTCGAGCGGCTCCCATCGATGGGGGGAGGCGTCATTGTCTGCACCCTGTCCCAGAATTCCTTTTCTTTTTGCGCCAGGTAATCGATGTCATCGTCATTCCGGGGGATGCACTTATAATCGTAATGCTGCCCGCCAATGAGTACGGCGATGTACCAGGCTGACAGGCCTGTGACCATCATGTAGTGCTGGCACTGCCAGTAGTAAGCGTTCGGCAGGCCGTCGTCCTGCCAGGCCTTGACGTTGAATGCATTGGTCGTCTTGCATTCCAGTCCCGCCTTCTCTCCAATGATCAGGCGGTCGACGTTGGCCAGCATCCACGGCACGTCGTTACTCTGCATCGTGCCGCAGCGGCGGACCCGCTTGCCCGTGCGTTTGGTGAATTCCCTGGCGACGATGTCTTCCAGGGTCGTGCCCCAGTAGACCGGGTCTGTGCCACTGATGTCTTCCGGAACCAGCTGGCCCGTCTTTTCGAGCCACAAGGCGTACGGGCTTTTCCAGGGGTTGTCACCGACAATCGTGCCGGCGTCGCTGCCCCCGATACCCATGGTACGGAGTTTCAGCCAGGCGTCGCGGTTCGTACCATCCTGGACGGTCATGATTAATTTAGCATCCATGATGGTCGCCTCCCATCAACATGATGATCAGCTTGCAGCCAGTTCCTTCTGTAACCGCCTTCAGTTCTTCTAATTTTTGCGCAATCATGTCTTCTTTTTTCATGTTCATCCTCCCGGTTCTGTGTTATAATATAGGTGTCATCTTTTTTCAAACCTTCCTGGTTTGGGGCCTCGCGGCTTTGCCGTGGGGCTCTTTTTTTGTGGCCGGATGTCGGTGATCTTCATCCCGACGGCGGCGGCGATGAGGTTGTCGAGCTCATTCATGCACCGGCAATAGCTGGGGAGCTCTTCCCGGCTGATGATGTCGTCGGCGCAGATAGTCTCGAGTTTTTCGTAGGCCTTGCACATCTTGCCAAGCTGTATATGTAGGGTGATCACCCCGCTGGCCACACCGACCGTCTGAATATCGGGCAGGATGAGCCTGCCGGTCAGGGTACGCTCTACCAGGTAGGCATACCCCAATTTATAGTCATCGTAGACCTGCACGATACAGGCCACGACGTCATCGTCGGGGGTACTGCCGGCTTCATAACCTGCCAGCGTACGTCGGGCAATGCCGATGCGTTCGGCCGCTTCCTCCTGGGTCAACCCGGCCACATGGCGGGAATGTACCAGCCATTCCGTGAACTTGTCTCTCATGGTTTTCACCTTCTCATAAAATACAATGAGTTCAGAAGCGAATGACGAGCTGCTGGCCGGGCCTTACTGTGCAATCCTGGTCCAGGTTGTTGTTCACTTGGATTTGATAGACCACTTTCCGGATGTCGAGCCCTTCGGCGTCGGCAATCGGCCGGGCTACGTCCCAGACCGTCTGATCCTTTTCGACCGTGACGGCCTGCACGTCATCGGCTTTGACGGTTTCACCCGCCGCCATGCCCAGGCCGGTGTAAAGCCCGATGCCGCAGGCCAGCACGGCCATGGCCATGAAGCTCTTAGCCCCGAACAGAGGACCGCACTTTGGGATTCGGCGGGGCTTTAGTTCGTCGTAAATGCTCATGACTTTCATGTTTTTAACCTCCCTTCCAGATCGGCCAGCGTCACGCCGCAATAGGCGGCTAACTGGCTCGGATTGATGAAATAATCAAACTTTGTAGAGCCGCTACGTTTCATGGCAAACCCGAACGGAAGTAAGTTCCGTTGCAGGCCGATGCGAACGAATTGTTCGCTACGCTCCAGAATGCGGGCTGCTTCCTTGATGGTGATTTTCATCTGTATCACTTCCAATCATTGACCGCCTGCAAGACTTCCATCAGCATCGTATTAATGTCGTCAGACACGGTGACAATACGATGAAAGCCCGGGGCTTTCACGATGTTGATCACGTTGGCTGACAGCAGCGTAAAGTCTACATATGTACCGCCCTGTCTAAGGGCGTCAGACAAGTTCCTCAATGCTTCAATCTTGCGTAAATTATTCGGATCGTCTTGATACGTTTCTAATTCGCTGGGAGCTCGTCTTGCAGCAACTCCATTGCAGAATTCTTTGACGGCACAATTCACACAAACGCTGTTACTCTGAGAATATTCAGCACAATAACTGATAATCGTATTTGCCGCTTCTCTGGCTTCCTGTTCTCTTGTCATCTTTTTGCCTCCTGTTATTTAACTTCACACTTTGTCGCGCAATAAATTGTCGACTCGACATTTAAAGATACGGGCCAGCTCAATCATCTTTTCCGTTGTGGGGTAGGCTTTTCCTGTTTCCCACTTCACTACCGCTGTACGGGTTACTCCCATTTTTTCAGCGAGTTGTTCTTGAGTCCAATTCCGTTTCATTCTAAGCTCTTTCAAACGGTTCATGGTTTCACCTCCTTGTGAAGTTCCTTCACTTCATACCTGTATTTTACACAACTTTATTTCACATGTCAATAGTGTTTGCAAACTTTTATTCACATATTTTCAAGTGAATGTTTTTCACATATAATATATACATAGACAGGGAGTGAAGAAGATGAACACAACAGCGATAAGACTGAGAAAACTAAGAGAAAGGGAAAAGCTATCACAAGGTGAAGTTGCACAAAAGCTGGGGATCAGCCGGACCGCTTACGTCAAATATGAGACAGGCGAAAGCCGTCCTGTAAGGAAGTTGAATGAATTATCCCACTTATTCCATGTGTCGGCTGACTATATCATGGGGCTGTCTGATTATCCATTGTCCAATGAAATAGCCCCGCCAGCTGAAGCCCGGAAAATCCCGATTATTGGTACGGTAACCTGCGGCCCAAATGGGTTCGCTTATGAATATCTTGACGGGTATGTATATATTGATGATTGTACCCATGGAGACGTAAGGGCCTTTCATTGTAAAGGCGATTCCATGACCGGCCTGGGAATATTCGACGGGGATATTGCAATCGTTCGCATCCAGCCAGAGGTCGAGAACGGGGAGCTGGCAGTCGTTACCATAAACGGAGATGAAGGAACGTTAAAGCGGGTCCGAAAACAGGACCATATGATTATCCTGGAATCAGCCAATCCCAATTATCCGCCTCGTGTGTTTGCCGGAGAAGAAACGAATTTAGTCCATATCGTAGGAAAAGTCATTGAAGTTAGGAAACAATTCTAATCACAGAAAGAAGGGAATCGTATGCAAGCAGCTGTTGGTTTATTGATTATCTGTATTATCGCCTGGTACATCCTGGCTAAAAAGAATCCGGAAAAGTTCGCCCCATTCCTGGCCTCGCCTTATGGGAAGAAACGCGGGCTCTTATGCCTGGCCGCCGTGTTCGTCATTGGGGCCGTCGGTGCGACTATCGACCCGCCGCCCGCTCCGACAGCCAGCCAGAAAGTGCAGCAGGCCAGCGATAAGGCCGAAAAGGAAGCCAATCCGGAAAAGGCCAGCGACCACCACAAGCTCGCCGTGCAGCAGATCGCCGAGGGGACCGGCGTCGACGAAGCCCGGGCGGCTGGCATCCTGGACATCTTCCATAAGGTCGGCATCCAGGACCACCTTTTCGACGGAGTCCATAGCTACGAAAATGGCAAGCATGATACCGCCGACGAAAAAGTATTTGTCATCGAAACGACGCCAGTCAAATCGTTCCTGTACCTGGACCCGAACAACCAAGTCTTAGAGGTCCGGGCCAATGCGAAAAATCTATACAAAAACGGCCGGGCACTTATGACCTATGATAATTCGTTTAAATAATATGCCACAATAACGTATATATAAAAAAAGGAATATGCATGATTTGCAAATTCCTTTTTTATCGCTCTATTTCAAGAACATTAGTTTGTTATATACAATTTTCAATTCACCCTGGAGGCGATTGTTATGAGACTTCCCACGGGCTACGGCTCCATCATCAAACTAAATGGCAAACGCCGCCGCCCCTTCGCTGTCCGCATCACGGCCGGATGGTCGGACGACGGAAAACAGCGTTACCAGTATCTAGGCTATTTCCCGACCCGGAAAGAAGCCCTGTCCTGTCTGGACGACTACAATCAACGGCCCTACGACGTCGAGGACCGGAAGATCACCTTTGCCGACCTCTACCGGAAATGGGGCGAATGGAAATATACCCGGGTCCATAAAGACATCCCGAACGGCTACCGGTCCGCCTACAAATACTGTGAGCGGCTCCATGACCGTGTCTTCGTCGACCTGCGGGCCGATGACATCCAGCGTGTCATTGACGGCTGTCAGAAGGGATACAGCACGAAAAAGAATATCCGCTTGTTTTGCAGTCAGCTCTACCAGTACGCCGCCCGCCTGGAGATCGCCGTGACGAACTACGCCAAAATGACCGACCTGCCGGCAGAGCAGCAGTCCCGGCTGCATAAGCCCTTTACCACGGCAGAAATCAAGACGCTGTGGCAGCGCACCGACGACGCCGGCGCCCGCCTGGCCCTCATCTACATCTATACGGGCCTGCGCCCGACGGAGCTTTTACGGGCCAAAACAGAGAACGTACACCTGCCCGACAGTTATCTTAGGGCCGGCATGAAGACGGCGGCCGGCCGGAACCGGGTCATCCCCCTGGCCGACAAGATCAAGCCCTTCATCGCCGCCATGTACGACCCGAAAAACGAGTACCTGGTCATCGACCCCGACGGCCGGCCTGTCGGAAATTATGACCGGCTGCGCGACCATTTTTGGAAGCGATCGCCCGTACTGGCTCCGATGAACCACCTGCCCCACGACTGCCGGCACACCTGTGCGACGCTCCTGGCCAACGCCGACGTCGACAAGAAGATCATACAGCTCATACTCGGCCACCGCTCCCAGGACATCACCGACCGCGTCTATACCCACAAGACACTCTCCCAGCTCATCGATGCCGTGAACCGCTTGTGATTTGTGTATTGTACGTATATTGTGTGTATATTACAGTCTCTCACGTGCTCGAATTTATGCAAAGTTAATTGATATTCAGCCAAAAAGAAAACCGCACGAACGGCTTGTTCATGCGGTTTGTCTGTTGCATAGGTTTGTGAAAATATACGAGTATA